ATTCTTCTTCCGGTTCTTCGTCTTCATCTTCGTCATATTCTTCTTCCGGTTCTTCGTCTTCATCTTCGTCATATTCTTCTTCATAATCGGCATCGTCATCGTCATATATTTCATCCTGATCCATACCTTCAAAAAACAGCTTTGACGCATCCTTGTAAGTGGGTATTATCAGAATATCATCCAACGATGCCAGGCCGTCCAAAATAGATTCGTCATAAGGTTTTTTGCGTTCGACAAAGTCGATGCGGCTGGCCTCCGCAAACTTGTTAGAGCCAATTTGGCCCTCGCTGAATCTGACTTTTAAAGTCCAGCCTTCTTCCAAATCCGGGAATGTCTCATATTTTTCATTTTCCTGGACTTCCTCATTAAGAGTGGTTTGGAAGTTGGCCTGGGCGATATCAAAGATATGAGGAGCCTCTTTGTAATCCTTGTGCCCTTTCGGTATTATCCTGTAAAGATTGCGCTTACTTGGTTTGAGCGCCTTTACGGCATCATCCGCCCAATCCGCTCCATCCCGCAGCATTTTAGCCCGGTGTTCGCAAATGGGGCATTTCCGCTTCGCGCTGGTGGGGCACACTATAGCTTCGTTGCTGGAGCCGATGTTACGGTGGAAAAGATATGGGAGTTTGTACCATAATTGCCCTTCCACGGCCACCTCATATTCCTCATCCCGATCTAAGTGGTTTGGGGATGTGACTTCGTACGGCAAAATATCAAATAGCACCCGGGTGCCAGCGTTGGCATAGTACACGGGCATATCCGCCGGAAGGTTAAGGTGCCCCAGCGCTGTTCCCCGGCTTTGCTTTGCCGCGTTGCGGGAAACCTTGCCTTTGAAACTTCCTTTCGTTTTTTTCTTTCGTTTTGTAACCATTTACATGCCTTCCTCCTTCGTTTTTTTATCATCACCGCTGGCGGCTCGGGCCATGTAATAATGCATAGCCCAGTATTTTCCACTATAAACCGCTGCGGATAGCGCTACCATATACACCGGGAATAGTATCACCACCCCTAAAATAATAATCCAGCTTTCCGGGTAAACCATAAACTCACTCCTTCCCCTTTTTCTTGCTGCGCTGGCGGATAATAACTTGCCGGTTTTTCATTTTGCTTTCCTTCTTCTCAAGCGCTTCTTTTTGCAAATCCCTCGGGGTTTGCGGGCCGGCAAAATAGGATAAGCTCAGCAACCTCACCAAATTCTCCAGCGCGGTCTTTCTCTGATCTACCGCGCGCACCGCCGCCCCGGCAATTTCGTGCTCATACCGGGCGTCAGAATAAGCTTTGGCAAGCTTTTGGTATTCGGGCTGGAGTATGATGGCGCTTTGTATAGCGCCTTCCGTGGCTTTGGCAAGTTCATATTTCTCCGGGTTGATTCGGATATCAGTTTCAATTTTAGCCTTCCCCACGTCCAGGCGCTCCTTCGCTTCGTCCAATTCGCGCTTGGTTTCCGCCGCGTGTTGAGAGTACCGGCGCATTAATTCCGGTTGCTGCAACCATTCCACATCCAGCGCATCGCTATCAATAGCGATATCACACTCATAATCAAGCGGTTCCCTTCCCATATAACGGCCTCCTTTCTTTTAAATTTCCTTGTTTATCCCCTTGCTATATTATACTCAACATTCGCATTTCGTTAAAACAAAATCAATCCGCAGAATGCATCACAGAGTAGCAAGCGAATACCAAACCCGGAAACCCGGTGTTATAAAAAGGCTCCAAGAATTCTTCCATCACCGCAGCGGTCAGGTGGTCTTCATTCTTGCTTAGTAATATGGTTTGGCAATATCCTAACACGGCGCGGCGGATCTTTTCGGGATCTTCCCCTTTTAGCCCCTTTAAAATCCCGGCCACTTTGTACCAATCCGCAAGCCCTGTAAGCGCCCGGCACAGCTCAATAATTTCGGATTCCAATTCAGCGGTCTTTTTAGCCACCTCCAGCCGTTGCTCCTCGGACACCGCCAGCACCTGAGCTAAAATTTGGAGCGCGTTGCGAGGATGCCCCAGGCTGTCCTGAATGATTTGATCGTATATTTTTTTGTCTAAGGATTCCCCTTCCGCCCTGACGATCTTTTTAAGTAATATTTTCATTTCTTTGTCATTTAGAGGTTGAACCTGGTAATCAGCGCACCGCCCTCGGATGGTCGGCAATAATTTTTGCGGCTCGGTGGTACAAAGGATAAAATACACATGTGACGGGGTGTCTTCCAGCGCTTTTAAGAGGGCCGCTTGGGAGTCGTTGGTAAGGCGGTGACACTCATCTAAAATCCAAACCCGGCAAGGGCTTTCTAAGGGCTTATAAGCGCTGTTGCGCCTGATTTCTCTGATGGTGTCGATGCCCCGGAAGTCAGCGCTATCAACCTCTGTAACATCGCTTCCCTTCGCACCCAATTCAGCGGCCACGATTCTTCCGAGAGTTGTTTTGCCGCAACCCGTGGGGCCGTGAAATAATAGGCTCCTGGAAAGGGGTTGCGCGGCGCCTTTACTGAGCTGGCTTTTTAGCATTTTTATCAGGGTTTGGTGGCCCACTATTTCGTCCAAACTTTTGGGCCGGTATTTTAAATACAGAACCGCATCTTCAGTCGTCATCTTCGTCATTATGGCTTCCTCCTTCATTCGTTTTTTTAATCTATTTTAACCATGCCGCATCCACTTCGTATGCGTCCAAATCAATATCTAAAGGCACTATAATCCACGGCCACGCTTTTGGCAACGCTTCCTTCACTATGGTTTTTAGAACATTAGAAATATGATCGCGCTCCTCGGGATCGATGTCCATTATTATGGAATCGTGAATTTGTCCGATTAATGCTGATTTCCACCCCTCCTCCATTCGGATTTTATCTAATTCTATGAAGGCGAATAACAGGCAGTGAAAGGCCGTGCCCTGTATGGGATAATTAATGATTTCATTGCGTTTTAACTCCCCGGAACATTCAAACCCGGTTAACATCTGCAGCTGGCCTTTTTTACGGTATTTGCTCACCCAGCTCTCACGCCAGTTGCTATATACCCTGAAGCGATTCCCCCAAAAATCATCCTCCACACCTTTCATATGATCCAAAAATTGCTGATACGATTTTATGCCGCGATCTCTGAAATGATCCGCCATAGGAATTCCGCCCGGAAGGGTTATGCCGCTCCCGGGCTTCCACGCGCCGTTTTGATTCAGTTTCACCCAGTCGCATAAACTCGCGGCATTATTCGCATAATAATCGCCATAAAATTGCGGGAACACAAACCCGTTTTTTGCGGCCTGTCTCAATAGAGCGTGCGCGGCCTTGGAACGATCTAATTCGTCTAATATGAATATTTGCCGGGCCATATCAAGGTGCATATCCGATTTTTTATCCTTTAAGTATTTCAGCATGGTCGGATCTTTGTGATAGCAAGCGCTGATCATTACCTCAATGGATGCAAAGTCCGCCTCTAATAGCTGGTGGCCAGGGCGTGGTAGTAATGCCCGGCGGCAAATTCGCATAGCCTCCTTGTCCCTTTTAGGGATGTTTTGAAAATTCGGGTTTGACGAGCTGGAACGGTATGTGCGAACGTTATGCAGCTCGAAGGAGGGGTGTAAATAACCTTGATATTGATCGCGCGTGAACGCGGCCAAGTACGTATCCCGGATCTTATTGAGCTTGCGAATTTTTAAAATCCACTGCAGCCCCGGCTCGTCAATTTGACTGAGGGCCGCTTCATCCGTGGAGCCTTCCCCGGACTCGGTGAGTTTGGGGGGCGTGATTTTCATCGCCTTATACAATACCCGGGCCAGCTGCTGGTTGCTATGGATGTTCGTCTTTCCTTTGTAAATCTTATGCCAAAGTTGGTATAATTTGGTCTGCTCCAAGCGCTTATTATGGTGCTGAATCTTTTTGGTTAGATGCTCCTTTTTACGTTCGCAATAATCAAGGTCAACGCGAATCCCTTGCCGCTCCGCTCGGGCCAGGGCCAACGTTCCTTCGTGCAACAGCCGGTACGCATCAGCGGTGGAAGCTTTGATTTTGATTTTTACTCACTCCTCTCAAATACCGTCAAATAAGTATAATTCACGATTCCGCAGGGCCGTTCTTTTACCTGCCAGGCCGTGGGAGAAACATGATGGTGTTGAATAATATAATGATCGATCACTCGGAAGTTGTTTAAAATACCGGGCCATAACGAAGCGCAATGAAAAAACTTTCTATCAGATAGAGAAAATACATCCGTGTACTTCAAAAACAACTTCCCCTCAAGGGGCAATATTGCTGGTAAATGATGGTTGACGCTTTCCATCAACGTCTTTATATCCCCGAATGAGCGGTGGTATCCTCCATAATCCTCGCGCCTCGTATCCCCGGACTGCTTATGCCCAAAAATATACGGCGGATCCACAAAAGCGGCATCTAATTTTTCAAAGTTAAACTGCCGACTTTTATCAAAGGTTAACAGGTTGTCGTCCACAAAAACCAAGCAAAATTCTTTAAGCGGAAACAAAGCCCCTCCGCCAGCCGTTGTTAGATAGTACTTCCAGGAGTGCTTTTCACCGGGCGTGGGATCTAAGATTATGGAGCAATCCGGAAGATGGAAGTCCAGCGCCCGGTATAAAACCTGCGAAAAGTTCAATTTTGTTTGTAGCGCAACTATAGGTTCCGCCTTCATTATTCGCCCCTCTCTTTTATTTCTTTTATTTTTATTTGCGCATTTACGTTCCACGCATCTTCGACTTCTTTGACCGTATAGCCTGTTTTAGCAAGGATCTTCGACATTTTACATATACGATCTACCAATTCTTCATCGTCCATCCCGTCCACCGGGAATCCTAAAAACATCATGTCTTCCCGCACTCTTTTCACTAAGCGTTTATAACGCCATTCTTCCCAAATTTTAATCGGTGATTTTATTTCCATTTGTAGCCCAACTCCTCCATCTGTAATTTCGCAAGTTTATACGTCAACAGGCTGTCCATCCCGCAGTAAGTCATCAGGCGCTCCAGCGATTCCCCTTCACTAATTTCTTTTATCCGGTTAAGGCCATAAGCGCCGCCGCTGCTTTTTAGGTATGGAGCTGTTTCATCGTCATACCCCACTATCCCAAACCGCACAAACGCCTGGAATTTCAGGCCTGTAATACCCGGGCGGTTGTCGAGTACGTGCGCGGATAGCATAGTGTCAAAAGCCCAGGGGCG